CTTAAGTTACCCTTAAGTTACCCTTAAGTTACCCTTAAGTTACCCTTAAGTTACCCTTAAGTTACACTTAAGTTACACTTAAGTTACCCTAGAGTTAACCACAAGTTATCGTCAAGAGATAGCAAGCTAACATAAGGAGGCGTACCCTAAGGGTTAACTTAAGGTACACCTTAAATGGTCTATAGGCTAACTATAGGCACCCCTTAAAGGGGCTATAGTAAGCCACCTACAGCAGCTCTAAGTAGTGCATCAACTGTCCCTACATCACCATTCAATAAGGAAACCACTAAAAGGACAATAATAATGATGATCTTGATAGCTACTACTAGTTTATGATTCAATGGTCTCATATGGATACTTTGAGTTAACTAAAAGGGAACATAAAGAAAAATCTAAAGTCAGTCTTTATGGGCCCCTTTAGAATATCTCAAAGGGTCTATAGGTAACCCCATTATTTTTTTAATTATTATTTTCTTATTTTTTGTCAGGAGGTAGTCAGGTAGATATCTTATATATACCTTTTTCTGGCCCCTTCTGGGAGTGGAGATTTTATTCGGAGTAGTCACTTCACCCTTATAGGGATGATTTTATCTTGTAAACTTGTATCCCTCTGAATATTTGTATTTATTGAATCCCTTGGAAGTACCTGATTCTCTTACATTTTCTGTAATTGTATTTATTCCTATTTTTCTTGTAATAAACCCATGAAAGGCTTCCAAAGATTCCTCTAGCCATTCTGAAGTTACTTCATTTATTCCTTCATCAGCATCAATTCCCATGAAATCTACTAAATACTTGACACCTATAGCTAAGGCATCCAATCTATCATCGTGAACTAGTGATCCTCTGTCTGAGGTAATCCTAGTCATCTGATAGAATAGTGCATACTTGTAGTCACCTTCAGGGACACTATCGATATCCCTGTTGATGCACTCAGGGGTAACTATCATCTTATGGTTACCTAGGACAGGCTCTAGGGTATCTATGATGCGTACTTCTTTCTGTCCTGTTGACTTAACTTCTTTAGTACCGCATTCCTTATAGGTTTTCCTAAGGACAGGCTCAAAGAGCTTGAGGTACATGCCATCCATTATGTTTACATAAGTTCGTTACGCTTATGCCTTGGGGCTATACATTGCTGTATAGATCGGACTATATCTTAACAATAGCTAATCTTCCAACCTCTTCTACCACGAATACCCTTATAGAGGAGGTTTCTTATATTATGTGATACTTGTATTCGTGCATCTTATTGTTATTATAGCTATTGTCCCCACTTTTTCAGATCACTTGATCTTACAATTAGTCTCTACACCTTCCTATTTCTAGGCTTGGCTCGGTATCGTCCCATAGGGAGTTTCACCGAATTTAATGGGTTTTATTTCGGCAATGTTGTTTACCGAAGTTACCTTCAATGACTACCTCATTAACCTTCCATTTCTTAGCAGTGTTCGCTAGTTTATTTAGGACCACATCAGAGTATCCCCCTAGGAGACCTCCTGCTTCCATTACGTAGATATATCCATTGAGATAATAGAGTACACAATATCCCGTCTCATCACGTCCCCTGCCAGACGGATCAACACACATCATCTTATAGGAATACTTCTCCATCTCTGGGGAAGCTGTATGGCACATATAATAAGCATCTCCCTTTAATCCCATTACCTTTGGGATTTCCTGTAGTGAGACCTTACGAGCAGGGTCAGGCATCCACGTTAGTTTCATAGGTGCCTCATCTGTACTGAAGGTACCCACAATGAGATCTCTAAGTCTCAATGGATACTTATCAGCATCAGATAAGCTAGTGTCTAGCATGAACTGCAGCAGGAACCCAGCTCTTCTATAGGACAGCTCTCGTTTCTGTAGATCCTCTTCATTGAATCTAAGGGGATCTGTAGGCTTACCTGCGTACTTCTCAGGATCACTGTCATACTTGTCTGCAATGAACTTAGCTAGGCGTGTACCATAGTTAGCTCTCTGGGTCTCATCATAAGGATATCTTGCAGGGTAGATAATAGCAGTGTACCCTCTTTCCTGAAGTTCATTATAGAGAGACATTTCATTCTGAGGGGTACCAAGGTAAATGATGGTGCCATTAGGTTTGATAACAGCGTCAAACTCCTTCACCAACTCAAATAGCTGATCTCTCAATACCTGAGTGAAACTGTTGCTCGGTACCTCTACGTCATCACTAACAATGATATCTGCACGAGAACCTGTAAGCTGTCCTTTGATACCTACGGATTTAACTGAGGGGCTATGATCGGGTTTACTCGGGCCAACGTCAAAGAGATTCTGAGTATCCCGTTGCCCCTCTCGTGCCTTTAGGTGCTCTAAGAATGGCAGCTCATTAATGATCTTCTTAATAAAGGTAGCGTTTGCATCAGCTCTTTCTTTGTTAGCTGAGACAACCATAATCTTAAGCTGAGGATTCTTCCATAGGCACCATACAACATAGGCACATGTAATGAAACTCTTAGCTACACCACGGAACCCCATAAGAATGAATCGATCATTAGGGGGATGCTGCAGTGTCTTAGCAATATCTACCTGAATAGGTGTAGTCTGTGGCAACCCGATTGTCTGCCAAACTAAGCTACAGAACAGTGGAAAACTGTTAAAGTATGGAACCAATGCTTTAGTTGACAAGGCCATTAGCTCCATAGTCTAACTCAAAGTTCTCCTTAGTAGCCTTCAGCAGGGCTGCCAATGCATTGTCTCCATCTTCGCCAGCCTTAGGCACACAGTTGATGCCATTTCTCTGCAGTTCCTTAATAATCGCATTGTATAGCTGAGGGTTACGTTTCTCTGGGTCTTTAAGGTCGTTCAGCATGTTCTCTAGCATGCTGTCCTGAATCAAGCTCAGCAAGCTCTCTCTGTCTAATGGTTCTTTGTTCTTCATTGATTCTCACTCTCCTAGCAGCTAGGTATGGGTCTACCCAGTGCTTCTTTATCATTGTTATAATGCCTACTATAGTGTACACAATGGTACCTATGTAAACCCAGTCACTAAGGGCTACCCCTAAAAATGTAACCCCTGTGACAGCTATAGGGGGAGACATACTAATAATATCCTTTACTCTGGATCCCCCATCTTCAACTGTAGATCCTATATCTAGAAATCTCATGAAGCTACACCTAAGAGACTCCTAAAGTCAGCTTTCTTAAAGTGTGCTCCTTTAAGTAACTTTCCATCAGCTCTATAGGTAGGACAAAGGTTGCCATTGTCATCAACCATCTTGCTCATGAATTCCTCTGCAAGAGCCTTCATGCCTAACTCAAGAGGATACTTATGTTCAATAGCATACATGATGCAAACCCAGATAAGATCACAGAGTTCTTTGAAGTCCTCTGGGCAATCTGAAGCTTCCTCTGCCCATTCTTCAAACTCCTCAAGGATGAGCTTAAGATAGAGCTTTCCGTTCGTCCCTGAAGGGTGAGCCTTGTCGAACAATACTTGCATAGTGTCCGCAAGACCCTCCGTTGAATATTCTAAAGACTCGCTGATTGCTTGAGCCGTGGTATTCATGTTTTTCCTTTTTATCTAATTCAAATTTACCATCAATGAGAACATCAACATAATTCAATATGGGCTTATCTTTGATATCCTCATAGGTACGTCCTGTCCATAGCCATATCTTCTTGGTGTTCCCATAGGCACCCCTCACACGCTTCAGGATTTGCTCTACAACGGGTTCATTGTAGGGCTCTAAGGGGTCACCCCCTAGGATACTCAATCGTTCAATATAGGGCGATTTAAGAGCATCTAGGAGGGTGTTTATAGTGTCATCAGTAAACGGTGTTCCATAGAATGGATTCTGGGCTTTCCAATTGAAGCACCCTCGGCAATCTAAAGAACACCCTGAGACAAACAAATCTACGCCTATGCCATCACCATTAGTCATACTACAGGTATCTATCTTAGCGTAGTTCATCGTTACATTGATACTCTGTCTTTAATTTCAGCTAACTTAGCATCGTTCATACGAGTACTACCATTAGCTTTAGTGTACCCTAAGTAGCCACAAACACGACTAATGACAGACAAGTTAGTAGACCCACAATGAGGGCACTTGTTCATAGCATTAGTGGAGTGCTTATGGCAGTCTTCACAATAGACACTATCAAAGTTAATACCTTGATAGTACCCCTTCTCCATACCTCGGAGAACCAGAGCCTTAAGTGCCTGAAGGTTCTCAGGGTTAGTCACTCGGACATACTGAATGTGGCCTCCGTTGCACATATGGAACATCTTGTATTCAGCATCCTGTTTCTCAAAAGGGGTGATAGGCTCACTAACGTGCATATGGAAGCTGTTAGTGAAGTACTCTCCAAACTGGTTATCTCCGGTGTACTCAGCATATTGTTTAGCTTGTACACCACATAAATTTTCTGCCATTTATACCCTCGGTTTCCCGATATTTATTAGGGGATTAGACTATATCATCACCCTTATTACTAAGGGGTTGTGCGCTTCCGTTTAAGGGGTTTTCACCCACCTTCTTCAGGCCGTACTCCTGTTGATCTTTTTGGCGATCTATAGGATAGTCGTTACAGAGCTTAATAAAACAATTGTATTTCTTGAGAACACCATTATAGGCTTTATAGGCGCGTGTAATAGAGCTAACAGAACAACCCAAAAACTTAGCAGCATCCCTAGACGTGCCAAAGAAAATCTGCTTCTTATCTCTAGTTATCCTTACCATCTTAGAGTGTTTTTGGTGCTTAACAGGTTTCCATAATCCCTTCTCATAGGCATGATGAACATTCTCACCATTAGTAACCCACTCTAAATTCTCAACTCTATTGTCGTTCTTTATCCCATTCTTATGATTAACATAAGGTTTACCTTCAGGATTAGAAATGAAGGCTTTAGCTATAAGCCTGTGCACCCTGAGGGTATTCATCTTACCGAAATCATCCCAGAGGTTTTTATATAAATACCCGTTAGGATTCAAAGACAACTTTAGCTTTTGCAAATGCTCTTTTCTGATCCTATAGATATTGCCATCAGAATCAAAAAGATATCTAGAATAGTTTTCAAGTTTTTTATAAATCATTTTAATAAGTTCCACGGGATTGGCATAGCCTGTTTTAGGCTTTAGCTTTCCCCGTTAGCATCTTTCGATACCCTGCCTTTTGGGCAGTCCACACAATTTAACGTCCCTAATTACTCAGGGCGTGCCCACATATGTTTAGGCGTACCATAGACAGCATAGAGATAGCCATCTTCTTTCTTGAACTGCTCTACCTTATCGTTAATACGCTTAAGTACAGTTCGGGCAAACCAAGGATCCTGATAGAGTGTCTTACCTGAACCAAGAATATTAAGTTCATTCAAAGCAGTGACACCAAAGGAAGCGGTCATGTAGTTAACCAAATCGCCAATCTCATCGTCTGCCTTAAGGTTCCCCTTATAGAAACCCCCCTGAATGAATGCCATCGGATTGGTGCAAGCCTTAGTGTGTCTAATGAGATCATAGCGTTTCTTAAAGAAATTACGGATAGTCTCAAGTCGTCCATCAAGGACATTGAAGAAGTCTACGTTATTCTTTAGAGAGTAGGCTAAAATAAGGGGGAGATTAAGAGACACTGCCCCAATGTTGCATCGACCGTTAGTGATCCATTCACCATTCTCGGGATCCTTCCACGGACTGAGGTAAGCTCTACACATTATATTCATATAGGTTCGTTACTCCTATACCGTTTATTAAACTGCTCATAGTCACCTATGAGATTAGACTATATCTTCTGAGGACTGAGCCTCAGTTCCGCTTTTCGATTCACTTGAATCTACACCCTTACATTCATCAGGGTTAGTCGTTGGGCATTCACATCGAACAACACGAATCCCAAGCTCAGGCAGCTTTCCACTATAGAAGCGTAAGACTGTTTTAATACGCTCTACAGGAAGCCCTAAACCATGGGCACATTCAGTCATAGAATCAAAGTACACCTTAGGCTCTGTGGTAATATATACTGGCTGTTTCTTGAACTTAGTAGAAGGGTCTCTAACAGTTTCCCGATAGCCCTTCTTAATGTTCTCACTTTGGGTAACCCATCGCAGATTAGTGTACATGTTATTAGTCTTATCCCCATCGATATGGTCTACAACCAACCCTTCTTGCTTACCTTTTACAAAAAGCGTAGCAACAAGCTGATGAGTATACAAAGACTTACGCCGAATCTTACCATTAGCACTACTAAAGAGATCACAACGGGCATAGCCATTGTTATTCATAGTCTGAGCTTTGATTCGATTATAGCGTTTAGAGAAGATTCTCCCCATGTTAGAGACACAATAAAGGTTCTCCCATTCAGGGACATCTTTCCAAATTTCTTGATTATTAGTGTTGTTCATATTATATACGTAGTTATACGTTCAATAAAAGTGTTTAGCAACGGATTTGCTTAATATAAGCTCTCCCCGTTTTAACGGAATTTTATATGGGCAGTATTACGCACCCATAGGAGTAACTACTTGCTTATTCTCCATGTACTGTTTGCCTACAGAACTGTGTGCCCAATCCCCAGTTAAACTGAGGAAATCAGGGTACATGCACTTACTGGAGCATTCAATAGCTAACTCAAATACATCACGAGCTTCCTGAAAAGCACTAAGGTAATTCTCTTCGTACAAATAGACAAGCTTAGGGAACACTACAGGCTTATGGTTTTCTCCATGCCCATTCATACGGGTATTAAGGATAGCACTGCAGATTTCCTTAAGAATCCAAAGGTCTGTATCATTCAAGTAACGACCAAGCCATTGAGGAGCATTCCAGCAACCAAAGGAAATAGTAGTGAATGCAAAGTCTCCTCGTGAGCAAGGGACAGTATTAAGCTTCAACTCAAGAGACTGGAAGCCCTGCTTAAGTTCATCCTTAAGTACACGTCTAGCATAGAGATCCCAACTAGAAGGATCAGAATCAGGGAAGCAATGTTTTGCATGCTTATAGGCTTTCTTCAAAGTCTTTTCACAATATGGAAGAAGAACCATATCAAGCTGACTTAGCGAGAATCCGCCAAACTGTTGAGCTGTAGCAACTAAGGTGATATCTCCAATTACCTGAAGAGCACTCAATACACTCGTAGGTTCCGTGTAGTCCACATTGGACATACTAAAGCCACCCCTAAGGACATTCCCAATATCAAACAGGCAGCAATTGACAGAACCCATGAGCATATCTCGCATATCGTGAATGTAGATATCGCCACGCTTAGTTAACTCTTTTTCTTCCTTGCTAAGATAGAATTGTCGATAGAGCTCTTTTGTAAGGTATCCCTTAATGAGCGAGCCTTTTGTTGACACCAGAGAGCTATCGAAGTTAGCATTCTCTCTGTCCCCAAGTAGAAGCACGTTATCAGCTTCATCTTTAACTTTCTCAAATGATTTAGCATAAGTATTCTTATAGTCTCTATATTCTTGATATGAATTCGCTACATCAGTCAACCCAAAGTACTTCAAGTAATGAATTACTTCCTTATGAAGGTCTTTAGTTGGGGCATCTCTATCAATAATTAAACAAGAGTGAACTTTCTCAACCAGTTTGTTAAGAACATCAGGCTCCACATATTGATTCACTCTAGCAGCCGCCTTATAGACAGCTTCTTTGATCTTCTCTCCGTTCCAACCTTCTACAGTACCGTCTTTCTTAATAATCTTCATGTTCCATAGTGTATTTAGTTATTTAATTAGTGTGCGTAAATCCTTTAGGACTACTGAAACACCCGAATTACTTGCTCTTCTCAATGCTAATGAGATAGCACAAAGCCTTTAGGGCATCCTTATAGGCTCGGATGTCTCCCTCAGTATGGTAAGACTCCTTGTTACGCTTCTCAATAGCTTCAAGAAGTTTATGCTTAGCCATCATAAAAACATTATCTTCCCACTTTTCATCAATCATCTTTGTATTTCTCCATAATATTAATTAGAGCCTCACCATCAGACTTATCGAATTTAAATCCAAGGTATTCCACAGTACCACTCTTATCGAATGCACTGTTAATGAATCCCTTAGCAACTTCAATGTCTACCTTGTTATTCTCATCGACGATACCCACCTGCTTGAGCATAGGCAGATACTTACCGATGAGGGTATCCGCCTGATGCAGAATCAAGAACGTACTCCCTCCAAGAATCCATTTCATCGTAGAGGGAGCACTAGGCATCAGTCGAGTATCAACGAACTCAGGGAGAACCTGAGAGATCTTACTCAAACTGATCTTCATAGGAAATTATTATGCTCCAGTAGCAGGAGTATTCGTAGGAGCAGTCCACGAATTGTACTTAGCCATAGGAGTTGGGCAGATTGCACTCATAGGCACAATGGTATCCGTGATCTTACCAAGAGTACCCATCATGTTGGCAATGGTACCAGCGATACCAAGACCGAGACCTGAGCCTGCAACGCCCTTAGAAGCAAATTCTGCCGTAATATATTTCCTTTCTAGCATATAGCTAGAGTTATATTTGATAACTTAATATAAGAAGTGACTGAATCCCAGTTATCAAAAGATTCAATCACAAGGAATCCTAGGGGTTATCCCTAGGGTGAATATCTCTAGGAGAACCTAGAGGTGAATTTTTAGTTGTTTTTAGTTTAGTTATGGGGGATAGGCCGCCGAACGAAACCCAGAATAATAAGACGATTTGAACCAGAAGTGGCTTGCGCTATTGATGCCGGCCCACGAACGACAGAAAATACCAGCAAGCTGGTCCCAGGTACTCCCTAAACCAACCTTCAAGCCATTCGTTACGTAGTCATACTCTTGATAATTATCGCCCCCAAATAGATCACTTGTTGAAGTTGTTTTAGGAACAATACCTGCACCAACCCAGTCAAGACCGCTGGTGCCATTTCTAACCCCGTTAAAGCTTTTTCGTCCGTTACCAATTCCAGTTGAATAAGCGGTGTGCAGTTTTTGATCAACAACGTTATAGTCTGAAATTTCGTGGGCGGTTGTTGTGGTATTCATCAGACAAACAGTTTCTTTTGGCGAATTGCCCGCTCCTATTGTCCACTGGATACACACCCCCGCTACGTCAGCAACACCGCTTGCTTGTCCGTTGTGCGTTGTTTTATTAAACGGTGTGCCCGACCCAGTTTTGGCGAACCGGCTTGCGTAAAAGTGGCCCGTGTATCTAATACTGTCATCGTTGAAGTCCCGGCAGTTCTCGCTTGTCGCCCCTTTGGGGAAGTTTGTAGTGTGGTTTGCATCATACCACGCACACGCGTCTGCACTTGTTGCGGCCTGTCCGTGTGCGAGACTTAATAATGAAATAGCCGACCATTGGTAACACGTAACCAGCGAGTAGTAATCGCCGCGAGCACGACTCAGCGTAATCGCATCATACGCCTGCCCAACTGTCCCTGAAATACTTTTTGTGAAATAAGGTTTGGTAATATCATCGTAACACATCAGCCAATCGGCATTTTTCACACTGGCCGCCTGACCGTTAACGTTCGAGCAAAGATACTTATCAATAAAGAATGCGGTTTTCAGCTTATTGCCATCCACGAAAGCGCGGTGAAGAATCCAGTCATCCCCAAAGTCAGGCGAGGAAAACACCGCGTCATGTGAAAACTGAGGAAACTTCGTTGCGTCTTTAATCTCCAAAGCATCCGCACCATCTCGGCTGTAGGACGGCGCAGTGGCCTTACCAAGGCGATAACAAAACGCGGGAATACAACACATAATTGAGCCATTAGTGTGCTTGTAATTCCCATAGTTATCACTAGTAGGATCTTCACAGCCTTCCATAGGAGTCAACCTCATAGCAGTCAAGTCCGCAGGATCACCTCCATAAACCCCCACACCGAACCCCTGTCGTCCTGCACTACCAATGGCTGACTTAGGTTTCTTACCCCCAAGGAGCATCAGAAGTTCACTATTATCAACACTCATTAGATCCCTACCTTGGCTAGTGAACTAGCCTTAGCTAACTTAAGACCAATACCATCGGTATCCTTCTTGAATACACTCGGAGGTTCAGGCCAAGTAACTTCTTTAGGAAAACCCCTCTGTTTTGTGATATCTCTAAGAGCCTGTCTATAAGTCTTCACTTCTTCAAGGTCTTTAGGATCACTCGGATAGTCAGGCATAACGAAGAAGTCAGTCTCCTCAAGTTTCTCATCTCTGTCTCTTCTGATTCTTTCAGCAAGTTCTTCATCAGTTGGGACATAAGGAGGAACTTCAGGTTCAGGAATGTTTACCTCAGTAACACCAAAGTGTTTCTTAGTTTCTTCATCCCATTCACCAAAGACCATACGATCTTCATTCCAGATAACCTTACGGATACCACCAAGACAATCATACTGGTTACCCTTGTAGTTATATTTAATCATTCTTAAGCCGCTCCTTTAACAACACCTGCGATACCCTTATCGTTATTCCAATGACAAATCAAAAGACACGGAAAGGACAACTCAGGAGCTTCACCATTGACCCACGTCCAGTTTGACTCCAAGGTAACAGTACCTGCTGACATCTTCACAACCTTAGTCCAAGCCTGTCCTGTAGCCCCATTCTTGACAGTAACAGCACCAGAGGTAGCATATTGTGAATCCTTAGCAGAGGCATCTACAGTGGTACCTACAGCACTTGTGGAGTACCCTGCAAGAGCACCCCTATTACCAGTCATAGGAATCTTATCATTGATGGTATTCAGAGTAGTCTGTAAGTTAGTCACATCAGCTACAGCATGAGTATGAGTCTTGTTAGCTTTATCTGCGAGACCATCTGTGAGAGCCTTAGTGGTAGCATAGTCCCCTTTAGGTTGCTTATCATCAAGGGTACTCTGAAGGTTAGTCACATTAGAGATACTGTGTGTATGACTTTCAGATGCCATGGGGTAGTTAGTACCAGCAGCACCACTCATGCCCACCCACTTCTTCTTTGTTTTATCCCAGACTAACTGACCTTCAACACCAGCATAAGCATTGATCTGTTCAGTAGTACCAGTTAATTGTTTTCTTTGTTTAATTGCCATAATTCACTTTAAGGGGTACCTAAGTCCCCGTAATCTACAAAGCCTTCAAAAGCAGCAACACTAAGTTTACCATTAAGTGCATCCTGAAGACCAGTCACATTAGCTATCGTATGAGTATGTGCTGTATTAGCCTTACCAGCAAGACCATCTGTAAGAGCCTTAGAGGTAGCATAGTCACCCTTAACCTGCTTGCCATCGAGAGCTGTCTGAAGACCAGTCACATCAGCTACAGCATGAGTATGAGCCTTGTTAGCTTTACCAGCAAGACCTGTACTAAGAGCTGTGGCTGTAGCATAGGTACTCAGATCAGGCTTATTCTTAATGAAATCCTTCTGAGTACTATCGGACTGATTCCAGTCAGACTGAAGCTGACCTGTAGATGCCTGATTAGCATAACTTCTAGCTAAGTCTGCCTGTTTCTTAGCTTCATCTTCAGAAGCCTTAGCCTTAGTTGCAGAACTACTAGCAGATTCTTTATGGGTAGCCGCAGTGTCTTCAGAGAGCTTAGCCGCCTTAGCTGAGTTAGCACTTGCAGTAGCCTGTGTGGTAGCTGACTCAGCACTCTTAGCAGAACTCTTTGCACTAGCATCTGCCTGACCTGCTGAGGTACTAGCAGAGGTTGCACTAGCTTCAGCTTCAGAAGCCTTAGTAGTAGCAATGGTAGCCTGCTCAGTAGCCTTAGTTACTTCAGCTTTAGCTAAGTTAACCTGCTTAGTACCCTCATCAGTCACCTGCTTGACAGCTGAGGCAACAGCCTGATTGACCGCCTGACCACCATCAGTCTTAGCCTTGTTGGCATAATACTTAGCAGAATACTCAGTATCATCAACAGTGCCATCCATTTTGTTAGCCCAGTCCTTAGCAAGACTAGCACTACCTGATGCACTCACCTTAGATGCCTGAGCGTTAGTCGCAGAGGCACCAGCATTAGTAGCACTTGTTTCAGCACTCTTAGATGCCTTCTCAGCTCTTGTGGTAAGACTAGTGACAGTGTTAACTGCCTCAATAATCGTCTCAAAGTCAGGAGCTAAGCCTGCAACAGTACGGACTGACTCAATGTTGTCTGCAACAACCTTGATGTTACCACCAGTGATTGTCGGTAAGGGAGCACTTGGGTTCCCTAAGTCACCATAGTCATCATAGAAAGTAGCTGAAAGAGACCCTGTAAGGTCGTTACCTACAATGTTAATGTTGCCAATACTATTTGAGTCAGTAACAACACTATCAATGTTATCAGCTACTACCTTAATCTCAGGAGCAATCGGGACAATGACATTAGCTACTGAAGTAACTGCCTCTTCGGATTTCTTAGCATTAACTTCAGAGTCCTTGGCGTTCTTAGCACTAAGGACAGCCTCATCAGCTCTTGCTACAGTGATTGCAGTGTTATCTTTGGTTTCCTTATGGAGAATCCGATCCTCTGCAATGATCTCTCTAGCTTCCTTAATGATAGCTCTATTCTCAGTCCTTACTTCATCAGCATGAGCAGAGGCACTTACAGCATTCTCTTCAGAAGTCTTAGCCTTTGTCTCAGACAGCTTAGCATTCTCTTCGGACTTCTTAGAGTTAGTCTCAGCTTCAACAGCTCTGTCTCTAGCTTTCTCTGCGGCAATCTTTGAGTGAAGGGCACCTAATGCATCAGCTTTGTAGATGCCATAGGTCATAGCATCAGAATCAGCTTCAGGAGTACCTACATTGATGATACGTTTACCCTTAGCGTCCCAGTTTCCCTCTCGGTTGACACTAAGGGAATCCTCAAGGATATCTCGGCCTTCTTCAGCGATATGAAATGCCTGCACCTGAGACGTATCCAAGTCAGTAGCCTTAAGAATGGAGGCATCCTTAAAGGTGACTACTCGTTCAGTAGCTGAGGTATATCTTCGGATTGTTAAGGATTCTCCTGATGCAGGAGCTACCTTAAGTCTAATCGTAGTTTTATCTAGGAAGTAATAGTCACTGCCGGTATCACCATAGTCACCCCCAGTAAGAGTACTGCCAGTGCCTAATCGTACAGTAACGAAAGACTTCTTTAGATAATCAAAGGGGATGGTAAAGTCAGTAGTAGTACCGTCCCCCTCATAGATGATAATAGTGGAAGCCATTAAATATTAATATCCATATTTGTAGTCCTCTAGATCGTCATTAACGAAGGACTTAATTGCATTAGTTATCCCCGGTATATTTGGGATAGTTGATGTAGACCTCTTGATATACCTAGCGATATCCCTTCGATCCTTATAGGTAGAATCATTAAGAACCATATCCTGAATTCTGCCGTATGTACCCAAGCCCCCAAAGGCAAGAGATTCGCCATAGCGCAATGCAGGGAACATATCTAAGACAGTATTAGCGATACCATTCCACTTGATGTAGTTAGAGTCTTCACCTAAGGTATCTCTAGTTTGAGCTGTAGTCTTAGCTGATGTACCAATACCTACAGAATTCAATGCAAGAGCCATAGAGGCTGTATAGGGGTTTCTATTAAAGAATGCCTGCATCAAGAAAGTAGTAAGTGCATCAGGGTCACTCAAGTCATCTATAGAGCCAATACCTAAGGTGTTCTGAAGGTACTGCTCTTTAGCTTCATCCTCCATACCCAAGGCTCTAAGGTTAACCTGAGCTAACGTAATTGCACCTGTAAGAGCACTAGAGGTGAGATAGCTATTCAATGCAGCAAGGTTGCCCTCTTCTTCCCAGCGATTCATTAGTTTAACGAAACGCTTATTATAGGACTGCACTGAGAAGGTCTTAAATTGGAGAGCCATAGACACTACAGGATTATTAGCTACCTGCCACGTAAAGACATCATCTAATTTGCGTCTCTGAAGGGTCTCCTCAATAGCGTAGTTAGTGAGCTTACGCAATACACTCATAGCTTTATCGTCATCTCTGAAGTCAGCCAATCGTGTACCTTTCTTGAGCATAGGTGTCTTAGCTGTCTCATCGTACCTAAAGAATCTCTTGCTAGCCATTAGGGTATAATCAAGATCAGCTTTAGTAATCCCTACTCTCTTAAGATCAATATCTCTAAGGAATCCTCTGTGAGCCGCAGTACGCCCATAAGCCTTCTGCATGAACTCCCCAAGGAAGCAACTAACGACTGTATCAATGATAGTGTTATTAGTGTACCTCTGAATCTGAGCAGCAGGGGAGTAATCTGCAATAACATTAAAGATCCCTACAGCCTTAGCCATATAGGGATTAATGTTACGATATTTCTCTGCGTTACGTCTCATGATCTCTGCGGCATCTAAGGTATCATAAAGTTCTCTGCCAATAAGGTGATCCTTAATAGCGGTAATATCATTCTTAGTGAATAAACCGTTGCCCCATCTTTGGACAGTCTCATGTACCCCTGGGATCATTCTAATGAGAGCACCTGCACCATATGCCTGAAATGCTGCTCCAACTTCACCGTAGTTAAGGATACCCATGAGAGTACCAAAGGAGGAGAAAGCTAACTGCTTCATGATATCTGCAAGAGCATCCCCAGTAGTGAAGTTAGCTCTGTTGGGATTAATAGCCATACCATAGGCACGCCTATGCATGACATTAAGAGCCTCACGAAGTTCATCCTCACCCTCAGGACGTCTATTGGTATTCTTTACCCAATAGTCATCAGCCATCTTATTGATATGCTCAAGTCCCTCTGAGAAGTCTCTGTTGTATACTCGTTTCTCTGCAAGTAACCCCGCAGTACGATTAAAGTATCTGCCAGAGACATCAACAATATCTCCTCTGAGTTTATTCAGAGAGAAGCCAGAATGATCTTTATAAGAGGTATCCCAAGGCATCCTTCGTTTCTGAAAAGAGAAGTCTCTAGCATCATCACTAAAGTTGTCTACAGAGTGACCAGAGTGATTCTGATCTCTATATCCATATCCGGCCTTTCTAGCTTCATCCCAGAGCCACGCATTGAATTGAATATCTTCTTCCTCAGGAGTAAGCTTTACTTTGTTTACTTCAAGTCCCTGAGCTTCGGCTTTCTTAGCTTCCTTCTCTGCCTGAGCCTGTAGTTCCTCTTTCCAAATCCTACGGAACTCTGCAAGCCTTTCTGCGGAACGGGTTACGCCTGTATAGAGGTAACTCTGAAGATAGATACCTGCCTGCTCATCTCCACCTACTCTAAGCAGGAAGTCATGCATCTTCCATTTGTCAATAACTACTGGAACATACTTACCAATTCTATAGGCAGCATCAACTAGACCAAGACGATGCAGCTTAAGGCCACGGTGTCTATAGGTATCTGAGATTCTATCGGCCAGTGCTACAGCTTCAGGATCTTTACTAAGTGGATTCTTAGAGACATCATAGCCACCAATCTTGTCATAAAGAAACTCATTAGTCTCCTCTCTTCCGTACCTGTTGGATAACTTCTGTACATCATGAGGAAGGGTATTCATGAGGCTATCTGTTTCAACCCTAAGGCCCTCTACTTCATCAAAGAGAGTATTCTTAGCAGGGCTATTCAGTCTCTGCTTAAAACCTTCATCAGTACGGATACCTTGTTCCCAATGAGTGAGGTTACCAATGTATTCCTTAAGATCCTCAGATTTATCTCTATAAGACAATAGCTTCTGTTTGAATTCAACTGAAGGCAACTTAGAGGTAAGCTGTTCTCTAAGGTCATTCATCTTTCTAGCAAGAGGTAAAGTCTTATTAGCAAGTGTTCTCTCGATAGGGGTAAAGACAACATCCTCAGGGGGTTTCTCACCCTTTAGCATAGCATCATGAGCTATAGCAACCTTACGGTTAACTTGAGAGACTGTACGTAAACCTTTACCTAGTCCCTCAAAGCCTAACGTAAGACCTGCAATAGCACCAACGTCTGCCCAGACATCATGATGAATACCTGTAACGTAATCCTGAAGCTGATTAGCTGCTACACCTGAGACAACATTAGCAGTGACTTTAGTGGCACCTAAAGCTACCTTAGAGGAGACACCAATAGGAGGAGCAACAACTGAAGCAACCGTAGTAACAATATCCACTGGATTACCTACAGCACTCCCTAAGCCACCTACTAAAGACATATACCAAGGGCTATTCGCAAACTGAGCTTCAACCCTTCGGTTCTCTGCAAGTAAGTCTGCATTCCTCTTAACGTCCTCCATAGAAGAAGCATTATCTAAAACAAAGTCAATATCATCTTTGTCATAATTGAACTGCTTATACAGCTCATCCTTCTCTTCTTCGGTAGGCTCATATTTCTTGGTAGTAAATCCCCCTCTGCGAACCCACATGCCAATAGGGGAAACCTTAACACCATCTACAAAAGCACTCTCGTTAAAGTTAAAGAGACTATAACTCTTAGTGTCTCCCTTAAGTACATCCTTTTCAGGAATGTTCTCAATAGGAGTAGTAGTTACATAGGCTTCATACTGAGGCTTAGAGGCTCCTAAGAACCTCCCTAGGTTAGCTACAGGATATTCCCCAGTGTCTACCGGAACGTATGAATTGTCGGCCATTTAAACTTGGAACCCTCCTCAATATTCTTAACAATCTTAGCTTTAATTCTAGCAGTGAAGTCCTTCATAGGAATAACCATATTCTCAGTACCATCAAGAGCAACTACAGAAATATTATCTCTATTGACATCATAGAAAGAACTATCATAAAGCATAGGTGTATTAAGACCTCTCTCACTCATGTAGTCTTTAAAGACCTCATTGGCATACTTAGCTAGATCCTCAGGAGACTGAGGGGTAACTCCAACCTCACCTAACCCCTGCTGAATAGAAGCAATTGGAAGAACAAAGCCACGGACACCTACGAATTCATTGGCTACCTTTTCCATAGCGGCCTTACCAAGCTTACGGATAGAGGTATCATCTGTAGGATTGGCATCCTTATAGGCTTGAATCTCAGCCCACACAAGAGTATCCAACATATCCGTAGTAGCTCTATTGAGACCCCCAGTGCCAACTAAACCCTGAATCTCATTCCTGTCTACTCTGAATCTAGGCAATAGCTGCTCTAAAGGAACGCCTGATTCTAGTGCCTTTCTCTGTTGCTGAGCCTTAAAAGCCTGAGCAGAAGCGAGAACCTGAAGGGGATTCTTACCAAGCCTAATAGCCATATCTACAGTAGACAACTGTGAGTATACACGAGTGTCACCATAGGTGCCATTAGTGAGAACCTGTCGTACTGCTGAAGGATTAGTACTATAGAGGCTCATTAAAGTTTGGAACCCTGGGGATAACCCTGAGATAGAGATTGCTCTAGCTTGACCCGGGATATTATACTGGAAGTCACCTGCTTCCTTATCCGTAAGTAAATCTACAGCATCCTTAGATGAGATCTTACCGGTCATAGCAATTTCATTAAGTCTATGATCTAAGTCCTGATAGTACTCTTTAAGCATCTCAGTGACAGGCTCTCTAATGGAATTAGGGGTACCCTTAGAGGTAGCCATAGTGAGTAGCATTGAGATCTTCTTTGGGTCACCCCCAGTGAAGATCTTCTGGACAAACCCTTGCCCAATAACCTTCATATCATTGGAATTCAGAGAGATCCCTGCATCCTGAAGGACTTTCCTAAAAGCCTCCTCAGTAGGAACCGCAGTACCAGCAAGGTTAGCCTTAAGAGTATCCCCTAGGTACTCCTCATAGAGGGCATCCCCTCGCATCTTCCCAGCTGCCTTAAGGTTAGCCTGAGCAGTTCTCTTAGCGTTCCTGATTGCCTGATCAAGGTACTTAGTTCTGGGTGTCTCTACATTGTTATTGGAGAGATACTCTTCATCCTTAAGTTGGCTGAGGAGAACATAGTTGCCATCCTCAACATACTTGTCAATATCATCACACCAATGAGAGAACTCCATAGCATTGTCAGTAGCCTTTACAGTCTCTGCATTGACAAGCCATGCCTTAAGGTTATCCTCACCCAATAGCTCTCTAAAGGTAGTTCCTTTGATAAATGGAATCTCTTTATCTGCAATACTCTCAATAAGCTGAGAACCATAGCGAGACTTAGAGGCCATCTGGAAAGCATTGTTGAGAAGCTTATATTGCATCTCAGGGGAATAGTTAGCCCCCGTAGTTCTCCCCATTTGATCAAGGTAATTCAGGAAAGCTTGACCTGCATTAGGTGACCCTGAATTAATGATCGTAGCAATGTTAGAGGAATCAGCAATAAGAGATTTCTCAGTTTCCCATTTATCCTCTACAGCTTCCTTCTGAGCGATTACCTTTAGACGACCCTCAGGAGAAGTCTCAAAGAAACCCTCCTTAAAGAACTCATCATCCATAGAGTAACCAAAGGAATCAGCAAGATCCTTTTGGCTCTCTTTAGCGTACTGATAGAACTCTGAATCTACTTCAACCTGAGACTTACCAGCAAGCTTATTCGTATTAACCTGTTCATTAACAAAGTCCTGATAGGTCAGGTTGTATGCCATTCGACCATGCAGATACTTAAGTCTAGACATAGCAAATGGATTGTCCTGAAACGGAATACGATTATTCTTGATATCCTGCTGATACTGCTCAATAGAATGACTTTGGAAATACTTATCAGCTAAGTCCTCTACTTCTTTCTTCTTTACCTGTTGACGCTTTGCTTCATCAATCTGATACTGATCGAAGTCTTTAGATGCCTGCTTAAAAGCTAGACCTAAAGCATTCACCCAGTCACCTTCGAGGTCTGCAGTAACTTTAGAAGAATCAATGTTAAGGTTTGCACCCTTATATTCCCCGAGCTTAGCTAAGCCAGAATTGAAGTACCTCCAAGTACCCATCTCATTAGCAATGGACGTAGTACCTGCTGTATTCTTATAAGCCATTAGTAGTAATAACCTCCATAGGAACCTCTACGGTTATACCCCTGATTCATCGCACCTGTAAAGTTCTGCATGTAATCAAGGAAGTTAAACATGCCTTGGTTTTGTGTCTTAAGGGTACTGTAGTTAGCTATAAAGTTATTCATGAAGCTAGTACCGGTACCCATAGTAGACGAAGAAGTAGTAACACCTGCAGTAGATGTACCTAAGACATTCGCTCCTGCAATACCAGAGAGACCCGCAGAACCCCCAACACTAGAGGTACCTGCAACAACCGTCTCTCCACCCACAGTACCCGCAATGGTACCACCAGTACCACCTACGGTACCTGCAGCACCTGCAAGAGCACTGCCTGCACCTGCTGTAGCTGCACCAATAGCTGCACCTTTAGCGGAACTATCGAGGAATTCCATAACGTAACTCATGCCACCCTTATATTGGCTCTTGAGTTGATCTCTAGCCTGCTCTACAGAATTCTTCATCTGGACATATAGAGCATCCTTCTGAGATCTAATGTTAGTTACATCAGTCTCATAGGCATCCTTAAGAGCAGTCTTTTGTCGCAACACTGCACCTGAGATTGATCTTTTGATTTGTCCTGCAGTTCGCCCTTCGTAACCTGTCTCAGCTAGAGAAGCTTCAACTGTAGCATTATTCTGCAAGGCGTTATAAGACAACTGAAATAAGTTGCTCACAGCATTATCATAGGCACTCTGCTCTTGTCTAGTCAATTGGTTCTGATTCCAATTGTAGTTCATCTGAGCATAGTACATCTGTTTCTTGAATGCTTTAGTGAGAGATCTGTTGTACTTTGATTTCTGCCACAGGGAACTGCCACCTCCTGCAACTGCACCGATTACTGCACCTGCAGCAATTATTCCTGACATAGTTCCTCTCTATTGTTAGTTAATAACTGCCACTCATCAGTAAACTCTTTCTCTGCTTCCTCTACAGTAGATGCGTTACTAGCAAAGAACATTGTAATGTAGGTGTCCTCAAAGGCACTAAAGACCTGCCTACGGCCATCCATACCTTTCAATACAGAATAGCCAGAGATCTCCTCTAGGTGATCCCCTACGACAACCTTACAGTCCCCACTAACGATAACCACTGTAGGAATCTTAATGAAAGCACCTGCACCAATCTCACCCTTTCTCAATAGAATGGTTCTAACGTAACAGCCTGCCCACAGGAAATGATCTACTTCAATAGGTGCCTCAGGCAGAGACAGAGTAGCCATAACAAGACCTTTACCAATCTCTTGCTCCATAGGCGCCATACTAGGCAGAGCACCTACCATAGCTTTCTTAAGAGTTAATCCCTTTCTCACGTCTGACTATTCCTCCGAATATAATATCCTTCCCAACCACCAGAGATAAGGCTCACAGGCAACGGATTATCTGAAGTAACTGTAATCTTAACCTCAGTACTATTGTCCTGCACAGGGAACTTAAACTTACCTGTTGCTACTCTATAGGATCCTAAGACTAATGGAGATTCACTTAAGACCTTAGATGTGCAAGTGTACTTGAAGTGCTTATTCTTGACATCATTGTCTACAGACACATCAAAGGTACCGGAGTTACTATAGTTAAACCAATAGTATCTCAGTTGTAATCTGCCTTCATCTTCAGAGATCGTAGCACCGTCCGAAGTAGTTTTCTTAATCATTGGTCTAGACAATACAACATCAAATTCATATTGTCTGCCTACGAAGTAAGTCATACCTCTGAGATCACCGGTCACCTTAAAGACACCATTAGCATCCCAATCGGTTACCTGATGATAGTAGCCATCAGTACCAACTAGACAATACGTAGCTGAGCCAATCTTAGGAACAGCACCATAGACATCCTTTAGGGAGACCTCGGTATAGCCATTGAAGTCACTGTACTTGTTAGTATCAGGAATGACATAGCGTACCTTACGATCCATAAAGTATCTTACAGGCTCATCAGAGAAGTCTACTGCCTGACCTGTAAGCCTGCTCTTCTCTAAGAACAGTCCGCCATCAGTGTTAATAAGGAAGTAGATTTCAGAGCCTACGAACTCTGCAAGTAAGACCTGAGTACCTTCATATCGGAACGTCCATTTGCACCATGACTGCTGCATACTCTGGGAATTCTGAATGATGTACTTAAAGATCCATACAGTGTTAGGATGAGTACGTGAACAGAGTGTAATTACATTGTCTGAAGTATTACCAGAGAGCCTAAAGATTCCCTTAGGAATGTACGTAGGAACATGAGCAGAGACGTCCTCAGCATCCTTAAGGTCAGCTACGTCCTGTACCGTATAGTATCTCATAAGAGAGCAATAGTTAACTCTGTTAGAGATAAAGAAAATACTTTGTCCTACACCTAAAGGCTGAGCATCATCACTGTAATCAAAGGAAGTGATTTGATCAACCTTAGCACTCTTAGGGGTCATTACGCCATCGCTAGAGAGAACAAATTGTCCCTCTCTAGAGAACAACATTAGTTCCCTGCTGAATGGTACTGCATGTGTTAGAATACAGACTTTGTTTGAAGATACAGCAAGGTCAATTGGATCAGTATCAGCAATAGTAGCTGCTGATCTAAACCAGAAATTAAAGAAGTCAGCAGAAGCACTGAGGATAACATTTTCACCACTGATGAACCCTAAGCGATTTCTGTAGAAGAACATATCATTCAGCGTTTCCCCTACGAAGCTAGGCTCAGGATTGCTGTCCTCATCACCTACTGCTCTATCAGTCCAAGTAAGTCTTTTGAAGTGGAAGGAGCCATCAGATTCTCTTACGAGCGCATGAGGCATACTAGAGTAATCAAATTGATACTGAATGTTTGGTGCGGCACACTCTAGCCACGCATTCTTACCTTCATTGTAGTTAACATAGTAGTCATCATCAGCCGAGTTAGATTCACCCTTAATGCGCATGATGTAACCATTAGGAGCAGCAGGGGGAAGCTTAGAGACACTGTTAACGTAACCCTTCAAGACATATGCATTAGTGTTGCCAAAGCCATCCTTAACAACAACATTAGGCATATCCCAGCCAGACCTAGTTTGAATGGAAACTACGGAATCACCAAAGACTCTGAAGATATAATCATCGAAGTTGAACTTAGGATTCTTAGCGTACCCCATAGAGGATCTGCCGCCAACCTGTTCTAATAGCCAATCATAGGTAGATGCTTCTTTATCAACAGCCTGAGAACCTGTAGCTAAGTCTACAAGTTTCTTTGCAATGTACGCAGAGGTAGTCTGTACAGCCTGCTTAGCTACACCACCATCAGGGGTAATGACACCACACATAAAGGTATTGTCAATAAAGAGAGCATAGGTCTTAGCATAGGAGGCATTCTTAATGTACGCTAGTGCAGTGTCCTGACCCTTTTGAGAGGTAGTAGAACTAGACATAACAACGGTTTTACTACGGTTCAGAATGAACGTATAGTCTGCAACAGTGACTGCTCTAAAGTCATCATTAGCGTCTGTGACGTTAAGATAACTAGCATCATTGTCAATAACAACTTTCTTTTCATTACCTTCAAAATCCCATACCTTTAGAGACCCGCTGGACATACCTAAGATATACTGCTCAGTCTCGTCTCTGTTAATGACATGATACTTAGTAGTGAGTGGATCTACTCTGTCCCCAAGTCTCTTAATGTGAACTGTAGGAGGTCTCTTTTGCAGGCCATCGACTTCACTAGAGAAACCATTGATCTGCTCCTCTACCTGATCAGCAAACCTAATGATATCCGGTTGCTGAGATACGCCACCCTTATAGGATACTGTTGATTGTGATACTAATGGCATCCCTATTAGCTCCTCTGGATATACTGAGAAATGTATTGGTCATCATTGAGGATATTATAGTTACCCGTAGTTAGATCATAGTCAATGATATCTGCATAGGCACTAGATTCCTCAGTCATCAGATGCGTATTCAGGTCATCTGAAGTAAGATATCTCATCTGGAAGATTCTAGCTGCACGACAAGTAATGAACTTACGGAATACCTCAGGTAACTCCTCAAAGTCTAATCCTCTAACCAGAGTATCTAAAGTCAAACCCTCAGGGAACTCATTGGTCTGCGAAAGAATGTCGAAAAAATAGCCGGATCGTCTGATCAACTTATAACCACTGCTGACAAACCTAAGATAATTATTAGGGCAGGGAACTAAGTTAGTATCAGCGTCCGGCAATAAAGCTACTGAATCTTCAATATTAAAGTCCCATCCTCTTGATTGAATCTCTTTAGAGACACTATCGAGAATCCTCACTGCATTCAGAACGTCTACATTCAGTTCATCTTCAAGTGAGTTGACAGGACTAGAGCCTACAGCAGATAAAATCTCATTCACTGCATCTAGTTTGTTAGAAGGAGTGATAATCATAATTTATCCTTTGTAGTAGTATTTTATAGTTGTTATTATGTATTATTTGGGAGCTGCAGGGATCTTAGGCTTCCTAGAGACTACCTTAGGTTTGACTTCAGTTGGAGCTTTAATCAAACCTAATTTAATCTTTTCTTCTACAGTCAAACGGGAGCCTTTCTTAGAACCCCCGTTGACATAGAAAAAGGAATCCTTAATGTCGGATTCCGAGTACATTACGCACCAACCTGAGCAGTCTTAACGAAGAGACCCACGGCTTCAGGACGAAGACCACCGTGACCCACAGCCATCTTAGCGATGATCTGATCAGCCTGATATTCAGCTCTGCGAGCACGTTCCATAGCGAGATCCTTCAGCTTAAGGGCACCCACAGCGGAACGGTGGAAGGCGATACCCTGAAGGACAGCCGTAGAGATCTGCTCCTTAAGAGCGTGCTTACCATCAACACCATTGTTCAAGAAGTTCGGGGTTTCCACAATTTGGAAGCCACAGACATTCTGGAGCTTGCCCGTATTCGGATCAAAGATAGCAGCAAAGTTAGCAGCATCCGGCATAAGGGCACGGCAGATAGCCGAATAACCTTCGGGGGAGACAAGGAAATAACGGTCACCTGCCGGAACCCAATTCTTCGTAAACTGAGCACGGGCATCAATCAGACCCTGCAGGAGGATGTTGCCATACTCCACAGACGTAGCTTCATCGGTACCCGTAACATACTCAAATGCCTTGCCCGTACCCGGATTTTCAAGAGTAGTATTATCAGGGATGTTCTCAGGCATACCCGCGGCAGTCTTAGCACCCGTGTTAGCAAGTTCATTGATAGAGGCACAGTCGAAAGCCTGAGCAAGAGCTTCACCAAGCTGCTTCGAGTATTCCGTACGGACATCATAGTGATTCATTGCATCATCGATATCCGTGATAAGAGCATCAGCTGTGAGGAGACCATCGATAGCAATCACTCGCTCCGTGTTCTCCATCTTCTTACGCTGATCATCTAAGGAGTTACCCGGGGTAAGATACTTAGCATGAGTACGACCCATGACAGCGAATGAGGCACTCTTCAATTACCTCATGTTTCACCTAGGACGCTACTCCTAGGCTCCCCATAGAATGCTGTAGTTTCTATAGGGCACATAGTTTCCTATGTGTTCAGACTATATCTTAACAATGACAGCCATGTTCTTCAAGATATCTAATGGCGTTCTCAAGTCTATACGGAGAATCCTTCATAAGCCCAATTGCAGTATTGCAGTTGGTGCACAGGATACCCCGAAGTTTGCCTGATTTATGATCGTGATCAGCCGCTGCCTTAGTGTACCTAGAGGAGTTTAATTCACACCCGCAGATAGCACACTTGCCATCCTGAAGGCACCATGTACGCTCATAGGTATGCGGATCCCACCCAGTAGCCCTAAGACGCCCCTTAGCTGACACACATTTCTTGCAGTCATTTCTATAGCTAATGTAAGTGTCACCATTCTTACATTTGTCTTCTCGTCTATAGAAGTCGTCTATAGCTTTAGTAATACCACAAGTTCTGCAAACTTTATAGCCTCTTTCGATAGCCTCTTTAATTGATTTTTTCATTGTTGTTACCATTTCGAGTACGCTTGTACCCTACGTATTTCTACTAGTCGTTGAACCTTCTATCCTTTCGGTATAGCTTGGCTGCTGATTCCCATTCTACAGGGTTCCAGCAATTAAATAACTTTTAGCACAGCAAGAGATTTTCAACCGTGCGGAATAGTACGAACAATCTGTTTGTCCATCATGACCGAGGTTCTCGTGAAAGCCGTAAGGACTTCACCAGAGAAGATCTTCATGAACAGCTCATCACGATCACCAGCGCTCAGATTCTGACCAGGATTAGAAATAGAATTAGCGGTTAACGCAGCCATTTTATTATATTCTTATTGTAGTTATATTATTGTTATTAGGAAATGTTTTTATTATGGGTACGTTACACCTGAGTATAGTACATCTTCATTTCGATAGCTCTAGTGTAACTGGGGTCAGCACCATAGCGGGGGTCACTCATAGCCTCCACTACTTCCTGCTTACTTGAGAAGCCCTTATAGCCACCCGTAGTAACCCCACCACCCATAATAGTAGGATTACGTGTTCCTTGCTTAGCAATCATCTTAGCTTTCATACCCTCAAACATAAGAGTAACAGCTTCAAGATTGTTGTTGTCAATAGCTCGATTAAAGGAACTCAGAACCTTATTAGAGAGGTTTCCTTGTGCCCACTCAATAACCTTGTTGTACGCCTGTTCTCCACCTGCTGAATTATAGACAGCATTAGTGAACTCACTCTCAAGGTTCTGTCGTGATTCAATGAAACCCTCAATGACCTCTGAAGGATAACCTGCCTGAGCAAGGTCAGCCATAGTCTTACTAGACAAGGCACCATACTCATTGTATTCCTTAATGGCCTGATTGAAGTCCACACCTTTAGCCTTAAGATCCTTACCAAGGGCATCTAAGGTTTTCGTGTGCTTATCAATCTTTACATTAAGGTCACCCTCAGGTTCCCCCTGTTGTGGTTCTGCCTGAGGTTCACCCTGATGTTCGCCTTCAGAAGGCTCACCCATAGGGACAGCATCATTACTGCCATCATCCTTAAGCATACCTGTAGCTTCATCACCATCAAGTGTAAGCTGCTGAGTACCTGAGATCATAATATCGACACCATTGTCGACACTAAGACCATCACTATTCAAGTTTGTTGTTTCTTCGCTCACCTGTTACACCCCCTGTTCCTGTTGAGCTTTGTTGTTATCTACTGCCATCTGAGCCTGAGCATCAATACCCTGCTGGGCAGCATACTGTTCCATCAGTGCCTGCTGTTCCTTAGCAACCTGTTCAGGAGACTTAACGAGACCCGTAGCATCAATCTGAGCACTCGTGAAGATACGCATAGCTAAGTTCTGCTGATTGATCATCTGCATGATATCAGGGAACTGAGCAAGTACCTGAAGTGCCTGAGACAAGTTAGCAAAGTCATGACCACGACCCAAGGCATCAACACCAGTGATGACCGTAGGTTCAATCGTAGCGAACTTCTCAGAGATAGTCGGAAGGCTGCCATTAGACTGCATCTGATTGAAGATACAGGACACTAAAGGCAACTGAAGTTCCTGAGACAGGAGACTATAGACACCCCCTAAGGTATCCTCAAGTTCCTGAGCCATATATCTAATCTCTTCAGCCGTTACACGTTCAGCCTGCCGTTGCACACTAGAATTAAGCATGAAACAATAAGACAATCTCTGTTCGATACCCTGAGATACCGCATAGCAGCCCTGAAGGTCAGTCTGTTTGTTTGTCTGCATTGCAACAATATCGTCCTGTCGACCTCTTACGAAAGCCCCATTCTCAGCTTTAGTAAGAGCCTTAATGTTAGTCTGACAGGAAGGAGACACTAGGTACAAGACCTTAGCACAAATCATAGCCATATCGTTAATGGCATGCTGAAGGTTCTCTAAAGAGATCAAGTCACCAAGGTAATCTTCAACAAAGGATCGACCATAGGATTCCCCATCTTTCTTAGTGAATCTCACAGGGATCCAAGGACATTTGCCATAGGGATACGTCTGTTCTGATCCGGGGATAATGGTATTATTTACTTCCTGATAGGATTCCCAAGTGGATCCCTCTAAGGTATCCCCACGGACAAGATAGGTATGAGTGTAGATGTTAACCTTCTCAGAACGATTAACCTCATTACCTGCATTGCCTAAGAGACTTAAGATACTCGGAGGGATAGTCCCCTGAGCTAAAGTATCTCTAGCGACAATCTGAAGTACATTGCCGATAGCATCTCTTTCAACTACAAAGTTTCTGAGAGTGTAGCACTTCATGCCACCCTCTAGAGGAGGCAAAAAGAGCAACGCATTGCCAGCAATAATGAGCTGTTTGATGCACTCAAAGAGCGTAGGTCTAAGACCATTATGCTCCATATACTTCACCATAGCAGCCTCCATCATAGACAAGCCGTACTCTATGGCATCCTTAACCTGATCGTTGCCAGATGCCTGTAGTGCCTCATTAGATGCAGTATCTAACCCAAGTCTAAAGAAAGGCTGACCCGGGGGAAGCAAAGATAACAACAACTTAGATGCTAAGTTATTGAGACCTCTAGCCCCAATAGAATTATAAGGTGTCGTATAGGCAGTGCCACCATCATCAGATTCCTTAGGGAACAACTGAGGGATAGTATAGGTAGCATTCTTCTCTGCTCTCTGGGTATACTGATCTCTGTCCGTAGACAATCTTTCGTATACCTTTTGTGCACCTTCAGCAGTTTGATTATCTAGTTTAGTTTCTGCCATTATTACACAATATTACGTCCCGTACCCCCGGCACCAGTCATGTCAACCTTAAGAGACTTCTTGCCTCTCTTCTTTCCTTTAGTTAACTGTTGCTTCTCTGATTCTGATTCAGTAGTGTTATTCGTATCTGCATTCACAAACCCTAACTCAGGAGCAGGAACAGTCTCTTCAGGAGTCGATTGACCAACGTTACCAATAAGGCCACCAGTGGAGACCTTAACTACTTTCTTAAAGGCTTTACTGATTTTCCCGAATATGCCCATTAATATCCTCTTTACTTAAATAATAGCAATTATAAATATGGAATCCTTTAGAGACATAACTATTCTTTAACATAGGAGCACACCAATCATTGACACTCCCAGTTTGAATATAGTCACACTCATCATTCTTTAGACAATCAATTAAATAATCAGACAACGCTCTAGCAATGCCTGCTCCTCTTTTAAAAGATACAGTCCATTCTTCATTAAGGATTCTTTGCTTATCAGAATACCAAGGGTAACCATAGGATAACAAACAGCATCCCACTAGTTCATCTGCAGATTGACTATAGAAACCAATAATACGATAATCATATTGGTTATTATTCAATACTACATCTTTAACAAAAGACCTAATATAGTCTTTATCTAAGTTTCTTATGAAGGATAAATTATTAGGATTATCTATAATAGATTTCATACATTTATCTAGAGCCTCCATAGCTGTCTTTAAGTCTACAATAGGTTTAACATAAAGTTTACCTATAGACCCCCTATAGTCCCCCATAGTATTCGTCATCCTTTTTTAATTTTTTACATTACGTTAGTGCCTACACCCTTAGCTTTGTCTAAGGATACCTTAAGACCTTTCTTACCCTTACGAGCCTTCTGTTCTTCAGTCTCCTGAGCACCAAGCTCCGGTTCCTGAGGTTCAACTACAGGGTTGTCTAAGGCAGGTGCCTGAACTTTCACTTCAGGTGTCTTAGGCTTTGAAAACAGTGAACCGATTTTAATCACCTATATGGTTTTGTTCATTGAACTTATTTTCAAGGAAGTCAAGTACATCCTGTACACCACCACAGTAATCAATGGTAGGCTTATAGCGGATCATCTTGCGTACATCAAAGATCTTCTGAAGTCCCTCCAACAAGTCTTTCGGGACAGCCGGAAAGTTGTCAAAGAGGGGTTCATCAGGATCACTTTTAGTGGTATCTTTGATATCAACTTTCATAGATTCGTCTTTCACGATTATCTATCTCCTAGTGTGGTGAATTTATTATCAACTATCTGTCGTCTTAATAGGGACGATTTTATCAGGTGTCCAAAGGGTATCTTTAGTGTCCCCTTGACGAAGAATATAGGCCATTCTAGCTTGCAGCAAAGCATCATCTTCAGTAAGGCCAGCTTTCTTGTAGGTATTAACTACAGTCTCCCATAGTTTATCCTGAGGGACATCCTTAAGGATCCTCTCTGCTCTTACTGCTCCAATACCGGGGCAACCTTTATAGCCATCAGCAGTGTCTCCTACTAGTGTCTGAAACATATGCCAATAGTTAGCTTTATCTTCGTCAAGCCAATAGATTTGATCTTCATTTACTCTATAGAAATGAGTAGGAAGAGTTTTGAAATCCTTATCCAGTGACACAATTAAGGTTGTATCAGGGGTACTATTAATACCTATTACATCATCAGCTTCTAGAGATTCACTAGATTTAGATTCATAGTTATTTCTGATCCAATCCACTAATCCATAGTAGCAAGTAGGCTTTCTTTTATCAAGCCTATTGTTTTTATAATCAGGCATTAAGTGCTTCCTAAAGTTATCATTAGGATCACTAAAGACAAACGAATAGTCATTCATTTCGACATTATGGTTTGTCTTTAGCATACCTTTAATACCACCAATAATCTCTTCAAATTGATCTATTGCGTCATCCAAATAAGCATGACAAGTATATAGACCATCTCCCCAATAGATATCCTTTTGGACAGCAGAAGATGCTTTATAGGCCAATAGATCTCCGTCTATCAGCCCAATGTATTCTTTAGTAGCGCTCATAGGATGATGCAAGCTCAGCGCCAGACCGAGTAAGCAGCCATCGATTGCCTGCCTGTCGAATGTACTTATTGATTGACGTAATGTGACCTCGAGAGGCCATCTCAGCAATCATTCGTGCATTGTATCGACAATAGTCTGACTGAAGTTTAGGATGGACTTCACCAATGTAAGCAAGAGCACTGCAGTAGTTACTCATCTCAGCGTTACGCTTGTGAACAATAACCTCCCCAGTACTCTTCTCTTCTGTATAGAAATACTTAGGCATCTTCATAGCAGTCCTCCTCCTCTGTAGTGGTATCTGAAGTCACACTGTAACCGAGCTTCATAAGGAGGTCATGAATGATCTCTTCAGGAGCCCAATCCTTCCAAGTTTCAGGTTCCGGCTCATAGTTAAGCACAGTCTCACCATTAAGAGTGACTACAGCACCATAAGCAGGGACATTGCCATACTCATCATGCTTAACCTTCCACTTCCACATAATATGGATGTGATCAATGCTGCCCTTAGGAGCCTTATAGTCACGCAGCAGTGCTGCCTTAGTTTCTTTAGTCATACCAGTGTTTTCCATAGTAGTAATTAATGACAAGCTGCCCAGTTACAGCCAATCTTTCCTTCAGTATCAAGTTGACATTTAAAATTAAAGAATGCCTGAGTTTGTCTCATGGATTCCTGAGTAATTCGCACACAGTCTTCTGCAATCTCTTTTGTTCTGCAGGCAACCTGTACCTCATCCTTACCGTTTCCCATATTGCTACGGGTGTCGGACTATCTCTTTACAGCCTATTGGTATTAGCTGTAGTAGGCATTTCGAGACTAGGGGGATTTCACCCCTAGCCCCTACGGTATATACCTAGTCTCTACACTTCCATTCTCGAATCCATTTACAGGCAGAGGAAAACGAGACATCAAAGACTTCACCTAGCTTAGTACCTGTGATCTCTGATCCTTAGATAACCATCTTTATTAAGTCTATGTGATGTGGAGACTATGCAACCGTTTTGATCCTTAATCAAGACCATAGGTTTACCACGCATAGTTCCTCCAATGTTTAGCTCGGGATTACCCCAGAGGGGTTTCCCCGAATTAACCTACTTTAACGTGCACAATGAAGTTTATGCACCCACGCCATCATGGCAAAGTCTCCATCCCAGCCGTGCTTATAGCCAGCCTTACGCATATTCTCTTCTACAAGACACACCCATTTCTTACAAATGAGAGCACCTGCAGATTGCAATAGGGTATTCAAAGCTGAGTGCTCAGAGCGCACATAGATGACACGCCTGTCCAAACCTAAGACACAATGAGTAATCTCAAGAGAAGGGCTATCAGGATGATATCTCTTACGCCACTTCACTTTATGAGTACCCCCTACCCACTCTGATGAGGAGATAAGACAATTAGAGATATCACTAATAAGCTCTTTAAGTGCCGGCAGAGACTTAAGGAACTTTTCTTTAAGTGCCTTTCCTTCTGCTACACTGCCTCCAACAATCTCACCAATCTTTTCATTCCCTGCCCCGTAGAGGAATCCATAGATAAACGTCTTTGCATTGTTTCTTGTTGCAAGCCCTGCCATCTTTTGATTATGCGTATGGATATCACCTGATAGGATCTCCTTTACATATGCCCCATTATCATAAGGAGATAGGAAATGACCGAGGCAACGCAACTCAAGCCCAGAAGCATCAATACCAGCTTCATACCAACCTTTCGGAACAGTAAATAGCTCCCTGCATAGTCTCCCGTAAGGAGCTCTATTGGCAGGAACTTGAGCAACATTAGGATAGCTATGAGTTGCACGACCAGTGACAGCCCCATTAGGGTTAACGGAGCCATGAATACGCCATAGGTGATCATTAGGATCCTCCTTCATTAGCTTTAGCCACGCATTACTGCCTTCAGCAAGCTGACCAATACGTTTGTTTAACATGAGAAGTTCTAAGATCTTGCTAGTCATATGGATATCTTTAGCAGTCTTTAGAGTTTCTTCATCAACCTTAGGCAACCCTGTATCAGTCACCTCCTGAGGCTCCCATCCTTGTTCAATGAGAACCTTAGCAATCTGTTGTCGACTATTGGGATTAAAGGTTTCATAAACAGGATATTGTACTCCTGCTTTAATACCTTTCTTAGCGTTGTCTCTCTTGTAGGTCTTATAGCCAGTCAATAGAGGAGGGACACTCTCTTGCAGCTCTTTAGTCAACTCATCTCTGCGCCCTGCAAGCTCACTATAGAGAACTACAGCTTTATCTCTATCAAAGACAAAACCATTACGCTCCTGCTTAGCCATCACCCATGCGATATCATGCTCAAGCTGTACGGCCTCCCAAGGATACCCTTTGCCTAAGAGTTTATCAAAGAGCATCTTAGTGACAACTACGTCCTGATAGTTGTACTTGTACATCTCTTCTGAGAAGCTGTCCCAAGCCTCCTCCTGTTCCCCATAGGTGCCCTTTAGTTCACGCATACGATAGCCATAGGCTTTCAATGAATGGGAACCAAAGAGATCCTTGGGAAGCCTCCCAGAACGAATTAAGCCCATATCGAGGTCTTTAATGTTGCTCCAAACTAGACGAGCAAAGACAAGTGTATCGATAACACAATCCCTAGGATCAAATACAAAGTCTTTACCTGATAGTCGCTTAAGACAAGGGACATCGTACTTGATACCATTGTGAAATACCAAGTTATAACCGCTAGTACCATATACATTAAGAGCATCAATGTATTCATCGAGATCCTTATATCCTTTGTACTCCTGAGAGGCACTATCGTAGATCCATGCGCACCAGAATTTAGTTACGGTATCCAATAGTCCATTGGTTTCGATATCAGTAATGATGTGTTTGTTGTATAGTTGAAGCATTTTCTATTTCTTAAATAGCCTTGCTAAAAATCCTACAGGATCACCAGAAGTGAGATACCTGTAATTGTGATAAGCCACATAGCAATCACGTAGATCTTGAATACCAGAGAGCTTAGGTCTCTGTACGTAACAGAATCCGCATACTCAGAGGCTAGAATCACAGGGGCAATAGGAAGCAACAGGATAAACCAAAAGCATGAGAGGGCACGATCCGTAAGAGACATGTCCTTGTCATAATACCAGAAAGTAAGTGGGGAAATAAACTCTTTAAAACTCATTTTCTTCATCCTCAAATGGACACTCAGTATTAGCTTCATAGTCAGAGAGCCTACCAGTGTCCTGATTATAGTAAAGGTAACCACTGATACCAGTCAAACCACTGAAACGATTCTTAAGTACTCTAATGGCCATGACATTAGGATTATCTCCCTGTTGATTCCTCTCTAGTCCAATCACCATGTCTGCAAGCTGAGCGATAGCACCGGAACCTCTAAGTTGACTTAAAGACACCTGAGCTCCTTCTTCGTGACCTTTCTTATCGGGGCGCTTAAGGTGACTAACGACATACATAGTACACCCTGTTTCTTCAACAAGGGATCTAAGGTTTGTCATTAGTTTGTCAATAGCTTTACGCTCCCCGCCATCGTCACTATTGTCCATACCAGAGACAACAATAGAGATATGGTCTAGGAAGATTCTCTTGCATCCTAAAGCTACGATCATGTATCTAAGCTTACTAAGCAGATTCCCAGAATCAAGTGATCCAAAGTGATCATAGAGGAAGAACTTTCCGTTGCCAATCGTGGCATCAAAAGCACTCTTGAGTTCTTCTTTAGAGACACTATCGGGATCCACGCTAATAATGAGGCGTCTATTAAGAAATATGGACATAAGCTCAAGTCCCGTCTTTGCCGTAGATTCCTCAAGAGCAACCACGCCACAAGTCTCGCCTTTAGAGACACCAAAGAAATATTCAAGCTCTCTGAGTAGAGTGGATTTTCCCATACCTGATCCTGAGGTAATGACATAAAGCTCACCGTGTCTAGCACCGTTTGTCTTGCTTTGGAGAGCTTGAAAAGGATAGGCCACACTGTCTTTAAGACTATCAAGACCTTCCACACACTTCTCATAGAGATCTTGACCTGAAACAATTCCATCAGGTCTGTAAGGCTTAGCGTTCCATATGGCCGATACAAGGTCACCTGATCTCCCAGCCTTAAGACACTCATTAGGATCCTTAAGAGGTAGATTAGCAATGTACGCTTTACCCAATGGGAGAATCTTTGCACAATCTTCACATGCTTTACGTCCCGGATCATCCATATCAAACATTAGGATGATCTCTTCAAAGTTATTTAGATACTCTAGGTTAGCTTCAATGGCTTTCCTAGCAGCCTGAGCACCATTAGGGATAGACACTACAGGCCACTTATTGCCTTGCATTTGAGACACACTAAGGGCATCTATCTCACCCTCAGTGATTACTAGTTTCTTACCACTAGACCACAACTGAGAACCGTAGAGGCACCCAGAGATCTTCCCTAGTACAGCAAAAGACTTATCAGGGAATCTAAGCTTTTGTCCTACAAGAGAACCCTTGTCATCATAGTAGCAAGCCACTTGACAAGGGTTACCCTTATACTCCCCCACGAAATACTTTAGCTTAGTACAAGTATCTTTAGTGATACCCCTAGCAGGCAAAGCAGAGATCTGTAGTTCCTCTAAAGGAATCATATTGGATGCTGACATCTTTACCCCCTTGGGTTTGTCCAAAGATCCATCAGGTCTAAAATAAGTGGTACAGCTATAGCAATACTTATGACCATCACTAAAAACAGCAAGAGCATCACTAGAGCCGCAATTAGGACAAGGCTCATGACGCAGAAAGGTCGATTCCATGATCTAGCATATAACGTGCACTTTGGAAATCACGAAGATTATATTGAAAGCCTGCATCAAAGCTGTATCGGCACTGATGTTCAAAAGGTGTCATATGCCCACTATCAATAAGCCGCTTAGCAAGAGTAAGATCCTTTAGGATATCCGGCTTAGACCCATCGTGATTAAGGTAAGACACTCGGGCACAACGTGCAGCAGAGATAAGTGTGAGAATCCGCAGATCATCGATAGCAGCCATCTCATCAAAGTTCACATAAGGAAGCGTACGCCCCCCGTGAGCATTGATATAAACGTAGGTGTTGCTAACGGCATTCATAGCCATCTTAATGGCCTTAGCGAGGTGCTGGATCTCTGGATCAGCATCAGGAGACAACCGGAGATCAAAGAAATTGCTCCACTCAGTAGCAGTGACAATAACTTTAATCTTAGTGAACGGCTCAAGGATGCGATTGATGTGCTGCTTATGAAACCCATTGTCAATCATCTTATGAGCAACCTCGATTGCCTTAAATGCAGCATCTTGCCACTCTTCACAAAAGATATCATAGTCATCTTCATTGACAATATCTTTGCCTTGCATGCCCTTGCAATTCTTATAGACATCCGAAGGCACCCAAGGATCATTCAAGATATTCTGAATAGTTCGCTCTACAGGTACCGCACGCGAGCTACTAGCATTGCGGCTGAAGCAATTATGAACCGTAATACCGTTTGCCAAGAAGTTATGATAATCAGAGGAAACCGAAATATCGAAAACCTCTTCTTCACCAACGTATTCAATCGAATCAACTACCACAGCCATGAGGTTGCACTGACTAGCACCTTGCCAACCTTGTCGGCTGTGCCTGATCTTATGGCACTCATTACAAAGAGCTACCACATTATCAATGTCAAAAGCAAGGTCAGGGTTTTCATGCTTAGGAATCACATGGTGAATCTCTAAAGGCTTATCCTCAGCACCACAGTCGGCACATCGGAACCCCTGCCTTTCAGACACTTCAGGCTTAACCTCTGCATTCCAACGAGAAACCCATTCTCCATTAATCTTCTTGTAAGGGTCAAAACGAGGTTCTGTATACTTCTTACGGGTATTACAGTACACCTTATCTCTACCTACAGCAATGTCTTGCAACTCCTTCCAACCACTATCAGTAAGAATTAGATGGTCTGCGGTGCAAGTGACGGAGAAGTCTCCTGCTGTAATCTTGTACACAGGCTTAACCCCAACCTTCCAACAATCAGTAACGGTCGTGTGAGTAACTTCCATCGTAGACTCATCCACAGAACGAAGTCTCATCTTGTTCAAACGACCTTTCATGTCATATTGACGGACCCCACCCCATCGAGTAGCATGAGGAGAACTGCCATTTTCCCACTTATCCCAAAAATCCCCAAGCGTCATTTGATAGGCTTTGCACTTACTGCCTTTGCTACCACTAGGGAGATCGAAAGTCAGCACCGTATTCGCAGTGAGACAACGATGTGTCATGAATTCACTATGGATGAAACGAGGATACTCCAATTCAAACGTATAGAGGTTATTCCAGCGTGCACGAATGATAGCTTTAGAGTTACCTACGCAATAGACCTTAGAGATAGGATCCTCACTCATCTTCATCATCCTCCTCATCAATCTCATCATCAGCATCATCTTCAGAATCTAGGAAGGCTTCATATTCATACTCCCACTTCTCTTTCTGATTGTTGTGAAGCTCATCACGATATGAATCTCCATCAGGATAATGCCAATCTGATTTACGTTCAATAGGTTCCATAATTATGGTTTCCTTTAGTGTTTACTATGGTATAGCTTTGGTAGGTGATAGGGGATTCGAACCCCTATGCCTTAAGGCACTATGGTTTAAGCATAGAACGTCTACCAATTCCGTCAATCACCTAAAATATTTGGTCTCTCCGGTAGGATTCGAACCTACATAAGCCACTTTAGAAGAATGGTATATTGTCCAATTATATTACGGAGAGGTAGAATTCAGTTTGATAAAAGCCTCTAGTCTCGTGTTGAGGTCTCTGAGTAATTCAACACCTTCTCTATGAAGTCCTGCACTCTCTGAGAGTAACTGTCTACACGATTCGACTGACTTTGCATTAGCTCCTGAGGCATCCCTGAGAAGCTTTCTATCGGTGCTACTGAGGTTGTACTGCACCCGATTAACATGTTTAGTAAGGGCAGCCAAGTCAGCAGCATCAGAAGCTTTACTTTTAATGATAAGACTAATTGTTTCATCTTTCCTAGCTGTTAGCTCCTTTAGTTTGACTTCATTCTGAGCTTGAATAGCTACAAGTTCTTCAGTGTGCTTATTGCTTTCATATTTCCTGCCACCAATGACACCTGTAATGAAAGCTAAGACTACTGCTAGTATGGCTACCTTCTCCCACATAGTTTATTCTTCTCTCTAGTAGTGGAGATTTTATGCGATACGAACTAAGTCACCTTTAGTGAACTCAAGTGTCCCATTGGCTTCCTTAAGATCAGCTTGAGACAACTTGCATCTATCAAGAGAACTTGCATCTTCATAGGTAACGTAGACAGCACCACGGCCGTACCACGACTGAACATCAAAGCAAGGGCAGTCTTTGGCTACCCCGGGGAAATCTCTATGCCCTAAGACCTTAGCTTTAGGATACTTACTCTTAAGCCAGTCTAAAAGTTTCTTAAGAGATTCCTTTTGCTTCTCTGTAAAGTTGTCTACAGACTTACCGTTACGATCAGTCCCCCCAATAAGGCAAATGCCAACACTGTCATCATTATAACCCAGAACGTGACTGCCAATAGCTTCAAGGGGTCTGCCATTTTGAATAGCTCCATCCGTAAGAATGACAAAGTGATAGCCTATACCAAGCCATCCCTTTTGACGATGCATTTGATCAATAGTTTTCCAAGTGTACTCAGGCTTATTTTGAGTAGCGCTGCAGTGAACCACCAGATAATCCGTAGAACTGCGAGACTTGAACTTAACAAAGTTTCTATGGTAGTCAATCAGTGGTTCCTTAAAGGTAGTAGTCATTTATTAATTCTCTTGTTGTTATTGTTATTATTCTTGTTCTTCAAGATTCCCTCAGGGATATCTTTAGGTTTCTCTTTAAGCCATTCTTCGGGGATCAGCTTATCGGCAAACTTAATGCCGTTCTTGTTGCAGAAGCTAGCGTAAGTAGTAGACGATCCCTTATAAATGTACGTCTTACTTCTACTAAAGACAAACCGGATATCTAACTCAGGATGTTGCTCACGGATTAATAAATGCTTCTTCCTATCTTCAGCATCCCAGACACCCTTAGTTTCTATAATGATGCCATTAGGCAACACGAAATCAGGGGTATACTTGTGAGTACTCTGAGGAACGACATACTCTAAGTACTGTTCCTCATAGTGTGGCTCAATAGAAAAGGACTTGAGGAAGTCTGAATTCTTCTCCTCAAGTCCTGATCTGTAGGTACCCGCGTTGTGCCTTTTAGCTTTGCTGTATGCTGCACTGCGGGTGGTCATTAGATACCACCAAAGACGTACTTAAAGTAATAATTCTTAGGATCTCGCTTCTCTTCACTGCCCTTATCAAAGATAGGAGATCCATTAGCGTACTTGAAGGTAGGTTTAGCATCACTAAGCGAAAAGTACATGTAACCAAGAAAGAGGCTACCATCTTGCACACTAGAGGCATCTACAGGAAGACTTTCTACATCTTCACAGTATTCCTTATAGACATCCTTACGCATCAGCATGACTGCAACAAAGTCACAATCGATATCTTGCAGCACATGATCAGGGAATTTAATGGTGCATGGGTTCCAATCATAGAGATCGAAAGTAGGTTCCTTTTGTTCCTCTTTAAGTTCCTCAATGTTAGTCTTAAGACCCTGCACAACATCCTGCATCGTAGCAAGAGTAGATTGAGCCATATCAATGCGGTTATCAAGTTCTTCCAAAGTAATCATCTTAGGTACTCCCTAGTAATTATTAAAAATCAGTGGCTCCAACAGCCTTACGTGATTCTACTTCATCTTCATCGAGGCTGTCAAATGGTGCCTCTTCCTTGAATGCCTCATAGCCTTCCTCTTCAGCAGAGAAGCCGTAGTCCTCTGCAGATGAACCACCGAACTCGTTAAGCTTAATCACTTGGACTGCAACCGGTCGAAGGCTAAGGCCAACCTGCTTAGTTGACTGCATGAAGTAAGATGCTGCAGTGAAGCTAAGACGAATCACTGAATCACGACCTACATTGACGTCAATAGGCTTGCCCTTAGAATCAAAATGGGCAATCTTAGCGTTGACTGTAGATCCATCCTTTTTCTTGATTACAGCATTCTGCTTAAACTTGAGGTAGACATTACCTTCTTCATCTTCAAAGTAAAGATCAGACTTATGGATCTTTTTCTTATTCATCGCATTGGCTTCAGAGACTGCTTCATCGAAAGCCTTGTCCTGAATAGCCTCAAGCTTCTCAATGAGCTTCTTAAGTTCATCAGTCATACCCTCAAAGCGCATAGTGACACTAAAGACACCTTCAGGATTGAACTTCATATCAGGCTCCTTCAGGTGAGGATACTGAGCAAAGCCCTTCGGAGTAGTGTAACGTTCGATCATTTTAAAATGGTTTCCTTGTTTAATTAATTAATTAATTAAGTAAAAGTTACTAGAGAGCTTCCTTGGTTCTCTCTAGTAGTGGAGATTATATTAAGTTACTAGCAGAACGCATACATAGACTGTTTGACTACATCAAGATCTAATGTACCGTGCTTAGGAATCGGAGGCAACTCCTTAGCTTTCTTAGGAGACAACATGTTCTCAACCTGATCATGAAGATCCTGTAAGACATCATTCTGTTTATAGGTTTCAGCAAAGACCTCACGAACCAGAGAGAACATAAGATCCCCTTGTCCTGCAGGGCAGCCATAAGAATCATGAATCATAGCAAACTGATGGATACCCGCATCAACGCAAGCGTCTACAGTCAACATAAGGTGACTAGCGTCCATAGAGTGCACATAGTTAGGAGCGATACCCTGTTTCTGCTTACGAGAATCGATTTTCCCTAAGTCCTCTGAGACACTAATCTGAAAAGTTTCACCTTCTTTCTTAGATTCCTCAGGAGCACCCGATTCATCAGACACATGAATAGTTCCGCTGCAGAAGGTCTTAAGTTTCTTCAGGCGTACTTTAGGGTACCTTTGACGAACCAAGAAACCACTCGGAGTTACCCATTGTGTAGGAAGGTTCTCTCCGTTGATATTCTTATCGGTAGCAAGTAAACCTGAGGCAGTCTGAAGCCAATCCATAGCTTCTCTCGCTTTAACGACAACCTCACCTAATGAGTTCCAAATCTTGTCTGCCATATAGGTTGCAGCTTGTCGAGGCTTAGAGAATGCTAAAGGATGATGTTCTAAATGAGGATAGATAGTATCTTCAAGGATCTGTTCAGTAAAGCCAAACTTCTTAGCACCGTATGAGAGTGTCATAGTGGGTCTCTTGGTTACCTTACGAGTAATTCCATAGGCCAGCCACTCAGCAGCAAGAGACTTAGTACCCTTTGAGACGTACTCAGCGCCATCTTCAGCAGTCTTTAGTTCATCTTCAGTACCTTCAGCAGCATCCTTCATCACAGCTTGTTTCACATGCTCAGCGACAATACCGTAAATATCGTGAACTTTGTCATCAGGCACGAGGTTAACTGCAGTACCCCCAATCTCATCCTTAAGCATAGCTGAGAAGTGCTGGATACCACTGCAGCTGCCATCGAATGCTACTGGAATGTGAGACACATAATCTGTACCTTGGTCCATGAAATCAGCCCACTCAAAGCAGAATGCTAGGAACTCCCAAGGGGAATCTGTTTCAGTCCATTCGAGGTCTGTAAGAGGATCTTTAGCAGTCCTAAGAATCAACTCAGTGTTCTCATAGACCCACGCAATGCGTTCCTCTAAGGGTTTCTTATCGAGACCATAGCAATTAGCACCCTGAATAGCTAACCAGGCTACCCCCGAATCTCCTAAAGGAGCACCATCGGCAAACTCCAGCAAACTCTTGCAGAAATCAGTGCCTTGTGGATTCAGCAAAGGCAGCGGATAGACACGACCACGGAAATCAAGATTATGAGGAAAGTAGATACGTTCATAGTCTTTATAGATATCCGCAAGGGCAAGCTGAGCATTCACTGCATAACGCTTAGACTTACGCTTATTGTCACGCTGAAAGTAGATAACCATAGACTTACGCCATTCCTTCTGTACCTGAGGATTCTTGTCTGCTGCCTCAGGTCTAACTGGAGGTTCCTCAGGTTCCGCTAAAGGCATCTCAAGACCATCAGGAATATGCTTCCACTTAGAGATCTCCTGAGCTACCTTAAGTACCCTTTTGTTGATTCTCCAAGGGGTCTCTTGGATAGCGTTAACAGCCTTGTAGACGTCAGGCATATCGAGATCTCCATAGAGATCCATAACAGTCTTTTCATTAAGACGAACTAAAGGGATAGGTCTCTTGAGATTGATGTAATAACCACCATTGATAGGATTAGTCCAAGGCTTGGGAGGGATGACCATAGGACGATTTTTGAATAGCAAATCTGCCATTTCCTTATCGTTATGGGCAATGTATTGGACAATCTCAGGAGCTATCTCAAAACGATAGGTAATGTTAAAGCTGCCACCCTTGGAGTACCTAGAGATCTTCCCCAGTCCAGTAGACACAATAAAGATATCGATCAGCTTCATACCTAGGTTACAGCGAACACTATCAGTCCATTTCTCCCACTTCTCTTTACGTTCATCATCAGCTAACCATTTATCTTTGGCGCTAACAAAGGCAGCCTTGAAAGACATACCTATACGTTTGTTGAGGTTGACCTGAAAGTAGGATCGTTCCTTCTCAGACAAAGTAGACAATACATCTTGGAACTTCATCTCCAGTTCTAACTCAGTTCCTAACTCTTTTGCAAGGGACGTAAGGTTAATCTGAGGGATAGCATTAGAAAGAATAGTTCTAAGAGACAAGAAAGCTACATGCTCAATCTCTAGCTGCTTTAAGACAACTGCACAAATATGGCGCTTACCCGGTTTACCTGAATCAGCTTTAGTGTAGAAATCTTTTAGTCCCTTACAAAAGGCCGGAAGGGCTTCTTTAAGCAGCATTTTGGTTGTCCCCGTGTCTGCTAAAGTTTTATTCTCTCTGGCCTTGTTAATTTTAGACATAAAAGCTTGATAAGCAAGATCCTTACTCTCTAACTCTAATTCTATTTCTTTATCGACTAAATGCTTTCCATATTTGAGACACAATTCATCATAACCACATTCATTAATCCGAATTGAATCAATAGCTGCTTTAGTGTCCATTTGGTTTCCTTTAGTTAACTTTAAGTTATCTTTAGTTAGTCTTTAGATTAGTATCTATAGTAATAACCTACTTGATTAATCATTATAGTTATATTCATTATTATAATCTTATAAGTTATTATTATAGTTATAATCATTAAAGTTAATATCTATAGTTCTCTATAGTTTATCTTTAAGTTATCTTTAAGTTAACTATAGTCCCTTGTCTCCCTGATTTGATCTACATCAATGTCTTATCCTACCTCTCTCTAGGAGTGGAGATTATATTTTTTTTCTTGACCTAGATCAATATTAATATAATCTCCCCTATTAGATAGAGTAATCTTACTACTCTTCGTCTCGTTCAATCAGTGGTCTGCCATAAAGATACCTATTGAGAAACTCTTTATAAGCTTCATATTTCTCTTTGTCTTTCTTACCAGATTCCCCATTTTTATGGCCTGCCCTATAGGCATATTTGATCATATTTCCTTTACAGAAACCTATGAATTCCTTGTGAGAAAGCAGCTCTTGCATTAATTCAATAGGCTGAATTAAGCCCTGATAATGCTTCTGATCTTCTGGCTTTCCACTATCGTTTATTCCTTCATTAACCCATTCATTGTCGTATTCCTGCATATTAATTCCCATTTATTACATAGAATTTAGTTAAATCTATGTTGTCTTTATGTTCCTCATAGTACTCTTTAGAGTAAACTATTGAGGTTTCTTTGTGAATTAAATATTTAATATTCATGTTCATGTTCATATTCATGTTCATATTCATGTTCGATACACCACATTTTATAGGGACGACCAACCATATAGTTGCCAAGCTGCTCATAAATGCTGAAGATCATACTCTCGCGCTGCTCATAGGTAACTTTGGAGTTCTCATAGAGTGAATCGATGTAGTCTACTGCAGGCTGCACTTGAGTAAAGACTGTAGCGCTCAGTGTGTTCTCATCAAAGCACTCTACGGGTACTTCTTTGCATAGATTGCAGCTGATCAATCTCATCTTGCCTCCTGGTGTTCTGTAATCGTGAATGACAATGTACATGTTGTGGTTTCCTATTTAAAATGGCCGCAGAGGCCTCAGATTTGCATCAGGTTAAACGATAGTGTACTTGGTGGTATGTTGGTACCCCTGAGCACCTATCGTTTAACTGAGGTGAAATTAGAGAGGTTTTAGAGATCCTTCCAGTCACCAAGCCACTTCCATTTCTGAGAGTTGATATCGTACATCCTCAGCTGGACTTCGCTGCCCCTTGGGTATCCTGAGTTCTTCTTTAGGAACTCATATTTAATTAGTGCATCACAAAGGTTGCTGAAGGATGTTGCCCACATACGATAGCGCTTGCCATTGTATTTCTTGACAAAGAATGCATACACGATGTTCTCCTATTGCTTACTGAAGGTTGAACTTGCTTACTGAAGGTTGTATGCATAGCGTGACATGATGTTGTCTCCTATAAGACTTGGTTTGACTTGAATTAGTACTTGTGATCTTTAATTACTTCTTACTTTAGCACACTCAAGAGAGCTTGTCAAGAATGTGCTATGTAAGAATTAATACCTACTTGGCAACCGATTGCCACTTCCCCTCGAAGTTCTCAATGCCTTGCATGAGTGCATAATGCTCAACTTCTCGGATGACTAGAAGAGTACGTTCTTCATCTCTGAAGTCTGAGTAGTGCATTGCATTCCACAGAAGATAAGCTTCAAACTCATGAAAATGATCATCATCAGTCGTAAACTGGATCACATACTGAGCACCATCAGGACACACTATAGAAATCCTCTGTGTCTCTGCATCTGATCTGATGATCACTCTCTTTAATCTGAACTGTAGCATCTTTAGAACTCCTCAGAGGCTGTTTGTCTATCGATGAGCACACTATAGCAATTCACAAGTCACATGTCAAGCCCTCCCCATCCCCTGTTCATGGGATACCCATCGAACCCCTCACGCTATTATAATAATAGTCATCGGGTAGGCCTTCGGGTTGTCTTAAGGTTGATAATAGGGGTCTACAGGGTTGCTATAAGTAGAAATACCTATGTACCCCGAAAAACCATAGATGAACCAAATGTAAACAATAGGGTCAGTAGTTACCCTAATGTCCCCCCTAAGCTACCCCTTGGGCACCCTTACGCACGCCTACACATATATACGTAAATTAGGCAGCAGGTGTATACGAGTAGCAATGAGGAATCTCAAGGCACCCTATGGGGGACACACGCCCGTGTCTGTCTTAAGGTGCCACCTTACAAATTTATTATAAAATTCTAATCAAGGTGACCCTGTTGTTACCCTTAAGTTACACTTAAGTTACCCTTAAGTTACCCTTAAGTTACCCTTAAGTTACCCTTAAGTTACC